AATCCATCATTCTTCAACTTCTCCATAATCTGCGAGCATGTAGTTTCTCTGCTGGAAGATCCACCGCGTCCCTGACTCATATGATATACATAGAATAATCTATCTACAGGCCACTGCCACAGATCCGCCTCCGAGTACACCACATTCTTCCATGCTGTCAGTCTCAAGAAAGTTACATACTGAATGCGTATGTAATACTGATATAGCAATTCAGTTGGCATAGCAGCCAACTGCTGAGGACTATATATCATTTGGTTGATGTTAACCTGCGACAATGCGTTAATGTACATATTTTTCTCCGCCTCATTAGCTCCTGGAGGAGGGAAATATTGCGGTTGCAACAACGGAATACCGATACGGTACATGATGTCAGCGATATCTTGTTTATTCCAGTTAGTACATAAGTGACCGGTGCTCAAACCCTTACCACCTTTGGCTTGTTTACTACTGATGTTATGGCGCTCCTTGTACTTGTCCACAATCCATAACTTGGGAACACCGAGATTGTTAGTCTTCAAGTATCCATAGATATCGCTCTGTACTGACATAGTCTGCTCTACATCCTTAGTACCAACCATACCATACGCTTGATATTCTATTCTCTCAATCTGAGTAGTATCCCTCCAACAACCTTCGATAAATTCTGTGTTGTACTTGGGTACTGGCTGGCTACCGCTACCACCGCTACCGCCTGCGCTAGAACTACTGCTACCATTAGCATCATTGACGACTCGTCGAGCTTGACATTCAGATAACTTCAACAGTCTGATACGACCACTGAATTTGGACATAGCTGCTTTATCTGCAGAACCTCTGCGCACTTTACCGGCGATATACAGTCCATGGAAATATACAATCTCAGTGTCTACATTACGAGTAGCATTGATGTACTCTCTAACCTGTTCCACATCACGAGGTTGTTCAGCGCGAGCTAGCACTTTGTTACCATTGGTCTCGATATCGCCAATCAGACGTCTGATTCCATTCAGTGGTTCGTTAATAGCAAACCATAATGTCCTACGTGCATCACTGATGGCCTTGTGAGCTTCAGTCTCATCACCTACTGCTTTATGGAACAAGGCTTCTTCTAACAACATTACGTTGGTCTCCAAATTTACCTTGTACAGATAAGTTGATAATTCTCGCTCCTTAGCACGTTGTTGATCAGGAGTTGAAGTATACATACCGCGAACAATGTTCTCGATTTCTCCCCACACTTTACTAATCTCCTGAGACGACGGTCTATTGATGTTAAGTAGATCTAACTCGTCAGTAGACAGGATGTTAAACGCGTAGTATCCATTACCCTGTGTATCTTCATTACTAGGATAGTGTCTTTGCAAGTAGAATAGTCCACTATTCTCTCTTAAAAACGAAGGTATACCATACCGATCTATAATCGGTTCGCGCGCGTCTATTATGCGAGTTAGAGCAATCGCTAAGAATTTATGTCTTGGATTGCCACCTTCCAATGATGCTGGTTGTTCCTTGCGTAGATTCTCTATAATCTCATTGTAGATATCCATGAATGACAATGAATGGCGCTTATGAAGTACCGCAAGTGCTTGCGTACGCAAAAGCGAGATAAGAGGCTCAGTATACAACACATCATAACTGCTATAGTCAGTATATGATGGAAAAGGATCAAAGCAAGGATAGTTGCACTTCTGATAATCGCATGCGGCGGATCCATCTACGTCTTCCTGTCTCACATTACGTTCGTGGTTCAGATGGCAGTCGAAGGCAATCTCTTTCAACTTACGCATTACACCACGGTTGTAAATATCCTTGTGCTCTGCAGCCAGATAAATTTCACGATCTACACTCACTACTTCTTCATTGTAGTGAGTGTAAGCAGCAAGATTGTAGATATGTACTTTGATGGGAGGTACGTTATACATACCCATCTTCTCTCTACGATCTTCTAACAGATTCTTATGGGAAGTAGCACGAATGACTCTGCTCTCGGCCTGGTAGTTGTCGCTGGGATCCCAGTCGCTAGCGTCGAACACTACCACAGTAACGTTGTCGATATTAATACCAACTCTTCCAATCTCAGACGAGATAACAGCGGTATTGATACGACCATACATATTCTCCTTACTGTTGTTTGCTTCCAAGATAATGCTTCGTTCACGAGGACTGACATTACTGGTAATAATGGAGAAACGTGGAGTTCTTACTTCAAACTCGGGTTTAATGGAGCGTGTAGATGGATCATCGGCGCAGAATGGTTTGACATTCTTTCCAGTGTTACTGCTGAATACTGATGTATTGGCATTAAATCTAACAAACGATCTACCTGGTGCGATATCGCTAATATCCATATTCTCCAGCATCTTAGAGAATGCTACTGCTCCAGATCCGAGTACAAATTCACTGAAGTAGATGAAGCATACCTTCTCCTGTCTATAACACTCCTTGATTATCTTAGAAGCAAAGGCCATCTTAGCACTTAGAACAGTTTGGCGCTCCAATGTACGAATGTTGTCAGTGAATACCGGATCAATAATGTCGTACCATTTGGTATCTGAGTTATAGCGAATATACTTCTGAAATCCTCTTGCTACCTGTACGGTATTGGTAATAATTTGACCTCCCATACCCATCATCTGCACTTGTTCGCTGTGCATAGACGCGCCTCCATAACTTCCGTCAGGGAATACTAACATAGAAGCTTCTCGTTCGTTACGATATGGAAATGGTCCATGTCCTCCCTTTGATACCGTAGTACCAGATCCCATACCTACTTCTTCAGCTGCTACCTTGAGTACATCAACAAATTCAGGTTGTCTTTGCAGCCAAGCTTGCAAGTAGGATTTAGATTGATGCGATGACATAGGTAACATCTGCAATATTAACTGAGAAGGATACTCCTTACCATCAACTACATGCATATAGTTCTGACGGTCGCCATGTCTCACTATTTCTATTCCAGTGTCCATTGCTCTAATGAAACTAATCTTACCTCGGAGCAGCTTCTCCAATTCTTCTACTGGAGCATGTACGAAGTCATAGTTCCTAGGTAGTTGCTTGTCAATGGGTAACAGCATATTGAATACTGAAACCAATTCGCTTACCTTGTTGACAATAGGAGTAGCAGTGGAAAAGACCACTGTGGAACGTTGGATAAGATGTACCATTTTCCACACCAAGTAGTATGCCTCCAACTTGGAGATAGACTCCTTGCCTTCTTTCTTCTTGTATACTGGTGGTTGGTCAAGAGTAAAGAAGGGAAATGGATCGATAGTACTGATATGGAACTCATCAATCCACAGCGCAATGTCGGAAAACTGTTCAATGATCTCCTCATTAGTACGACAACGCTTGATCAACTTAGCTAACTTCTTGATAGTAAGTAATTCATAGAATTTACTGACACCCTTAGTTACTTGAGCAGATTGAGTTTCCTCGTGGTTAGCATTGAGCACTGCTTCTGTCTGATCGTACTTACCAGCACGCGAACATCTACATACCAGCTGTCTACGCATATCCTCCAATTGGAGAGGACCTGGTGCTACTAAGTATGCACGCTTGATGTTAGTACTACGTAAACCCTCTACTATATTGATATACTGCTCGTGGATGGCCTCAGTAAATCCCTCAACTGCACAAGCTTTACCTGTTCCAGTTTCTGAGATAATGAGGAGTCTATCGCCAACATCCATCAGAAAACGTTTGGTGACTTCCTGTTGGTTGAATAGCTGTCCTCTAACCTTGGGTTGATCTTCCCTAGGTCCTGAGGATTTCTCTCTAAATTCTGGTTTAGCTGTAATATGCGTCTGAATAAACGGCGCATCTTGATCCGGATGAAGAGGAAGTAAATCGGCCAACTGTATCTCATCTGCTGCTCGTTCATATAATGCTCTATTCAACACCTCCACTCTACGACCCACCGGCGTTGCAGGCGACATAGTCCGCAACATAGACATAGGCGTCTGCAAGTGAGCGACATTTGGGCTATTAAGCATGACGACTACAAATATAAGACAATCAAATAAACTTTGAAGGACTTAGCTTTTTATATATCGGAACCAGAACCATTTTCCATTTCATTGTGACCGTCATTGTGTCCGACACTGGAACTATCATTATGACCATCATTGGTACCGTCATTATGACCGTCATTGTGACCGTCATTATGACCGTCATTATGACCCTCACCCTTGCTGTTACCTGAATCATCGGACTTGGTATCGGGTTCCACAACTTGAAACAATCCGCACAGATCTCTGCTATGCAACTGTCTCACATTAACGGCGCTATCTTCTAATGACAGGATTTGGCGACATATGTTAACATATTTATTGATTTCGTCTATGTTACACGAAACATATAAGAGTTTGTGGATAACTTCTTCATTGGTATTGTCGCCAATAATGTTAGATAGTTTGGTTTCCAATACTACGGCGTAACATGTTTTGGATAGAACCTCAAGGGACGCCCCTCTATCTTTGGAATGTAGACGCAACATAGTATAATTAACGTTTTTAAAAGTTGTGTTATCTTAAGTTATTGGTTATACATTTAGTATCCCCATCCATTTATTCTATCTAGCCCGTCGATTTCATTTTAGCCCGTTTATTCCATCTAACCTAGCATTACGCCCTGTTCATATGGATTTCGCGGATTTTGGGGACTACGTGGAGTAGATACGTTGACTACACCTTCACTAGTGTAATAGCTTCCCGTCTGTGTGGAAAAAGTAGATGTTGGAGAGCGTGGGTGTTTAATGATTGATTTGGGTGTCAGTGGTCTAGTAGGAGATCTGGCGGGGATCTTGGGAGTACCTGGGGCAACTGGATAATAGACGTTAGACGGATCGCTTCTATTTGCCCAGTTTATGTTGTCGTGAAACTTTACTGTCTTGACTGACTGTGGGTAATTTACACCGGGTCTGGTTGAAGAGGAAATAGTAGGAGATGTATTGGGTCTAACAATATCGTTACTAGTTAGAGTCTGAGTCGAAGGCACAATGGATGCTAATACCATAGGTCTGGTAGAAGTGGACGAGACAACAGGGAAATGCGTTGCTCCTGACACTGGTAAAACAGAAGGACTGATAGATGGTTGACTAGGTAAGTAAACTGAGGGTTGACTAGGTAAGTGGACTACTGGCTGAGCAGTTGGATGAATAACCGGTTGAGTAACATACGACATACTTAATGGCGGGAAATTTACAGGTGCCATGTTCACCTGAGTTGGGCTAATCTGCGTTGCAATAACTTGAGTTGGGTTAATTTGGGTTGGACTTCTAGGTGTTGCCGTTATTACCATAGGTCTGATCATCGTAGTTGGAACCGCAGAGGTTGGTACCATGGTTGAAGAGACTTGAGTTACCGTCTGAGGAACAACTTGAGATGGCGCGTACGTCGAAGGAGCCGGCGTCATCCTAATGGGAGTAGTGGCGGTACTAGAGGGTCTAACTTCGCCAAACTTAACATACGGTAAACCAGTGAGCGGTACGGGATTAGAAGGTGGAACGTAATCAGGTCTAATAGTTGGCAAAACTACGGTAGGCATACCGGTTAGCGGGATGTTAACTGAAGGTTCAAGACAACGTATGGTAGTCTGGGTGATATCGCCAATAGTCCGGGTCTGAACACTGCATGTACTACCACCCAATGGAGACTGAGGATATATAGAAGGCGTAGGTATCGGAGCTAAGGTAATTGGTCGCTGGCTCACCTGTTGACTCGTCTGATATGGTTGATATTGCTGTTGACTTACTTGATACTGTTGACTTACTTGGTAAGGTTGCTGACTGACCTGATTAATATGTTGCAATACTGGCATCACTGTAGGCTGCACCGATGGGGGTTGTAAAATCACTCGGGGAGATGGAGCACCAATGTCTCCCAACGACTGAGATACTACAGAATTCTTTTGCGATGCTGCGTTCGCGATATTTGTCAGATTTACTACCGGCTGCATTGTTAACGGAGCATTTGTAAATTGTTGAGTTGGTACTATGCTAGGCAACACAACAACGCCACGTGATTGAGACATTGCCATCTAAACTTATGTGATAAGGAATTAAACCTAAAGTATATACTAAATTAGATCTAGACTTTTGCGAATAGCGATTTTTTAAGTTGTTCACAATGTCATCGTCATTCGATAAGTGTCAACAACTTGTACAGCAACTCGGCGACTTCACTGGAAAAGATTTAATCCAGCGGGATGAGGGATATATGTTTGCGTATATTGATCTTTTTAAGACAATGTGCGAAATGAAATATCCCTGGATCCATAACGAGGATGGTATGAAATTGCACGACCTGCAGGAATTCATGAGAGTTATTAAGGGAGTATATTCTAACGAGCAATGTGAGATCGTCAACAAAATATACCTTGCTTGGAGCGAATGGGAACTCCAACATCGAGACGCAGTGTACAAGAAGCGCCGTACTCCTAGAACCCAGGAGGACATAGACAAATATTTGAATTTTATGTTGGGAAATCGTAACGCTCCTACGGACTCAATTACAAGCAGTCCTACGGACGAAGTTATCGTAGATGAGATCAAGGGCCTCGACTTGGATTCTAAGGGTAAGGACCCCGCTGACGATGAAGACTGATGGATATCGCAGCATTGATGGAAATACCGCAATAGAGTTGTTATTAAAAAGTCTGCTACTCATAAATACACCCTTATATTAAGTGTTCAGACTGATATCCAACGAAAATCGATCTAAAATATGGATCACAGAGCGTTTGATTTATACATGTGCCACGGGCCGTGTAACGATGGGCAGACTGCGTTTAATGCAGTATACTCAAGTTTTCCTCTAGAACTAAGAAGGCAATTGGCTATTTACCATAGTATCTTCCAGCAAAATCCTGACAGTCCCGTCAGTGGTGGATTAGAAGATGTTGAAGAGGAATCAACAATCAAACAGCGCTTGCCAACGCAAGAAGATGCTATTCAGATGTTCAGGGAGGGTGCCCCTCTAGCGGTGGCATTCATTGAACATGAAGATGAAATTAACGTTGAACTGGTTAGAGGTAGGAACATCCTGATGCTGGATACTGCTAGCAACGATAAACTTAGTGACGTCTTGCCTTATATCACTAAGTTAACTATTATCGATCATCATACTAGCACTAGACGCCGTATCGAATTGTTGAAGCGAAGTCCATCTGCTCACAAGGTCAGTGTTATACTGGTTGAAGATGCAGGAGAATCAGCTGCTAGTTTAGCATGGAAGCAGTTTCATAGAGGAGAAGAATTACCGCCTCTTGTTAACTATGCTAGATTGGTGGACAATAAGTTGTATACCGAACCTGGATATGGACATGCTTCTAATGTAGTACAAGCTCTGAGTTTGGACTACAACTTCCACTACATGCCTACTTTGATGGACATTATCAACAAATGGACACCGGAGTTAGATGCTAAACTGGAAGAACGCGGTAGGATCTTGCAGAAGATGGAAGAGGGTGTGGTGGCTGGACTGGCGAGACAAGGTGCTATTGGCTACATTGCAGCGCGTAATGCAGTTACTGACGAAGTAGAGATCTATACCGTCGCGTACACTAACGCTCCGGTGTTTCATAGTAAAGTAGCTAGTTATTTGAGACGCAGTATGTTCAGACGTGGCGGCTATCAACAGATAGATTTCACCGCTACTTGGAAGCACAAGGCTGATAAAGATCTCGTTATTGTAAGTCTTCGTAATCCACGCACTGGTTTGGATTTGACGGATGTTGCTAGAAGAATTGTATCCTCTAACATAACGGTAAAGAAGGGAGGTCACAAGAGCGCAATGTCATTTACCTTTCAGGGTATAAATAGGTTGTATAGTGTGATCTTACGTACTAATCCTTCAGCTGGTTCATCGTCTATTCAAGGATCTTCTAGCGGTTCTCCGGGTAATTTGCCTACAACTATATACCCCAAGACTCCTGTTGGTCCCACTGGATCAGCAGTAACAACTGTAGTTTCAACACCCACAGTATCGTCTGTTCAAAGTGTGGGAGATATTCTAGCTGGGTTATTTACCACCCAACAATCAACGCAACAATCAACGCAAACTCAGTTGCCCATTGTACCGGTACTTCCCACCGCGTCTACGTTATCCAAAGCTTCCACATCTCCCTTGGCACCACCGTTTACCCCATCATATACGCAGACATACACCACTTCGTTTAACCCATCATTTACCGGACAACCGCAGGGTGTTCAACAGTACATCCAACAACCAACTCAACAAACATACATTCCGCAACAACCTCAAGTCTATCAGCAACCTCAAGTCTACACTCAACAACCTCAAGTCTACCAACAAGTAACTCAACAACCTCAAGTCTACCAACAAGTAACTCAACAACAACAGACCTACACTCAACAACCTCAAGTCTACCAGCAACAACAGACCTACACTCAACAACAGATCCAGCAACCCGTCATCCAGCCAACTCCGCAACCAACCCCACCAGCTATCAATATGTCCATTGCAGCTAAACCATTTGTACCAAGGACATTGATGAAGGCCTCTGCCAAACCATTTACACCTAGTTTCGCTACAAATCCTACTTCGAACGGATAGTTATCGTAGATGGTTTTTAAAAACTTAACCCTATATTCGTAGTTACTATTGATAGCGGTAACTATTAGATAACAATTACAATATAGAACCAATCGCAGACGCTGTTGCGACAGCGCCAGCAGCAACATTCTCGATATCGCTAGTTACGTCTTTCTCATCCTCGGGATTGATCTGAGTGATTGCTGTGATCATTGTAGCAACGTCAGTGCCAACACGCTCCTTGCTCGACCTGCTTCTCTTGTCCATCTTCTCCGTTTTCTCCGACTTGTCCACTTTCTCAGATTTCTCCGATTTACTGGATTTACTCTTGCTATGTTTGTGCTTACCCTTCGATTTTCTTCTACCCAGTTCGATCTTAGCTGGCGATTCGTTGACCACAGCAATGTCTGAAGATGGAATGCCCGATAAAGGAATAGGAGTAGAGCCAGATGAGCTTCCTTCTACCCACTCTGCAAAGGAAACCTTCTTACTTTCTCCCTTACCTTCGCCCTTATCCTCACTTTTACCTTCGCTCTTATCCTTAATCTCAGCAGGTAATGTTTCAGTACTGGCTACAGATGGATCCGCTGGCAACGTAAATCCCTTCACAGCGTCCATGCGCTTCTTCCAGATGTTGATATACTCATCATCAATTCCCATCTGTTTCATCTTGTCCAACTCCTTCTCGTTGTTTTCCTTACATAGTTCAGTGGCCTTGTTCAGTATACCCGCCATCTGTTCATCGTGTTTCTGACTACGTTCATACAGAGAGTCCCAGGATAGCATTCGCTGAACACTTTCCAGATACTCCACCAAAAATCGCTGAGGAGCATGAAGGAAGATAATATACTTCAAGTCTTCCAACATAGGGCCAATAATCTTAGGTTGATATATTCCCCAGTTACCATTTGCGTCCTTCGCAGGTACTGGAGCTCCTTCAATGTTCATACCAAATTCAACAGGCTTCAAGTCGTGACTCAACTGGTTATGATAGAAGAAATTAAGGATATTGCGTCCCGGAATGCTATTACAGACAATTTGGTAGACGTAATAGCGTAGATGAAAAGGGCTATCGTTACCATTGGGCTCCCAACTAGGCTTATCGTTGTTAATTACTGCCGGATCTAGAGTGTAGGGAGCCCTAAAACTCATAGTTACTTCGCAACCATTAATGGTCTTCAGTAAGTCCAGGATTCTGTTTTGAAGCCCAGAATCGGATACTACTTCTCTCTTACAACCTACACATTCGTTAGTTGGTTGTAATGTGGGAATAATGAATCCTTGGTCAGTATGAAGTTGTTCGTTATCAGCCATGGTGGTGATGTACAGGTTTACACTTATTATAGATAATAGTTTGAAGTCAAACGCTATATGTTGCTGATGTACAAATTTCACTGATCGTGATCACCGTTTAAGTTACACTTCTTGTCTTTATGTCGTCTCTCAGCTCTTCATCCAGACTATCACGATCCCTAGGGTCATCCGGTTCTCCAGAAAGTAGACGGACTAGCTCTGGTCAGGATAATTCTTCTCCTTCTGGTAGACGTCAGCAACATGTGCCATTTGTTCTATTTCATACATTCGAATCTCATCCTGGTACCTACTTTTTATCTAACTTCTACCCACATGGATTCAATGGTAGATCCGGGTTGTCGTTGGATCTGGTGTACGACGGTGTAATCTGGACAACCTCTGAACATTTATATCAAGCTCTCAAATTCAGATGCGAGTCCCCGATTGATCGTGAATGGAGAGAAGTTATAAGAGCCGCCTCTACTCCATATAAGTCTAAGTATTTGGGTAATCTGAGAACAGATACTCGATATCCATGGATGAGAGAATTGGCTGACTTGGTACTTAGGTATCGGCCATATATTCAATATGCTGATATTGGAGATAGAGCATCTAAGACTCAACGCATGCTAACCGTATTACGAATCAAATTTAGCGATCCGGAGTTGCGCCAACTGTTACTAGATACTGAAGATGGAAGGTTGTCTGAAGATAGTAACGACGAATGGGGTTGGCGTAATGGTAACTTGCTAGGGGATTGTCTGATGATAGTGAGAGACGAAATACAGGCAGAGATTAGAGTACAAACTCATAATGACGAAATGTACAGACTGGCATACGAACAACAGGTGAGAAAGCTGGAACATGCGCAGGATGCTATATTTCAATATGAGAATGGAACAGCGAATAGTACGGGTAGCACGGCGAATGGTACGAGTAGTGGGGCGAATGACTCAAGTAACGGAAGTATTATCCAAGATGGTAGCGGTAGCATTGAATCAGTACAACTATCCATTAAATACTACAACTGAATATTATCAGCGTGTTATTAAAGATTTTTAAAACGTGAAGTATAGACATTCCAACCCAGATAACATCCCCGGTTGCTAGCATGAAATATCAACCAAGAAGTAACATACCGCGTAATAAAACTGCTAATATAATATTATATATCCACTATTGTAGACCATGGATGAAAACAATAGGGATCACCCTTATTGGTATCATAGCTGGTTGTATCGTCGCTTCCGTTGTTCATCATGTGTTGTCTTGTTTGGGTTATTTATTCGAGACCGAACTAAGGTATGTAGAGGAACAAATTCTACTAATAGCTATCGCATGGTACGTTTTTATTAAGCTATCGTCATATGAGATAATATTCCTACATGGTCAATTACCACAATGGTATACTATTATGTTATCATCTAGTATATCATTGATCGCGACTGATATATACTATTTATGGACTTAGAAGTAGTTATGTATTTATATCATAGTTATGCATATTTTAAAAAGCTATATGAAGATGACAGACAAATGGACATTATATTAGTTGACCAACCACACTCATTATCTAACCGTATCAGTACTTCGAACGCGAATACAAAAGACGTAGAAAGAGACAAGTAGAGCGAATGGAACACAAAGATCAAGTGGAACGGGTGGAGCAAATTGTTGAAGCAACCGATGGGAAGGGCGAATCTACACCCGATGTATGTAGTGATGGAGTTGGATGTAGTTTCACCGGTTGTAGTTCCAGCGGTAGCAGCAGTGGTAACGTGGCTAAGGTTAACAAGTTAGTACCGTTAGATCTAGCCAGCCTATTCTATGAACTTCCTCGAATTCCGGACGAAACCAGAGTCTATTGCCGGGTTGGAGAAAGAGAAAAGATCTTCTCCGCTTATGGCGATTACGGTCATCGCTTGACAACCATCGTGAAAGACATCAAACAACGCATCAAGCCAGTGTCCGTCTTCTACGCTGCAACTAAGTTGTACTTCTATGGTGGTAGCATGAAAGCCATCGTCAAAAGTGGTAACTATGCTCCAAAGGGAATAGTGGCTATCAATGACATTGTGTTAAATCACGATGTTGCTAAGATGCTGCGTGATGATCACCGAGTTGTCATCCTAGCGGAGAAGCCGTCCAAGGTGGCTGCGTCTATTGCTGTAGCAGATATTGGAGCACAAGTTGACCCAGCTACTGGCGTTATCGTAAATGTACATGGACCTGTCTCCGTCAGTAACGACGCTGATGTCTCAAATGTACACGGTAGTGATACTAATACTGCCGGCGAGTGCTAGAACTATTGGATAATATATTCAAATTAATGGTAAAATAGATAGCTTTTTAAAACGTAAATACGTGATTACAGCATGGCTTACCCAGGTCTTGAAGTAGATGAATATCTGGACGAAATGTCTAGTATCTGTAATCTACAGGAGGTACTAACAGAAGAGTTCTGGACTTTTGGAAGTGGAGACGAGTTTCATGTAAGACTGGAAGCGAAGAACTGGGGATTTACGGACGAAAATGCTGATATCAGGACCGTGCGTATGTACCTAGCTCGCCAGAAGTTAGAAGATTATGCTAGTGTCTTCGCAATTAATGCAGCGGGGAAGAGTAACGAACAACTTATCCAAGAGATATCCGCGTTCGCTCCATGTGAGTGGATTAATAGAGTCTATACATGGGCTAAGACTACGGAGCTATCTGAATATTTCAACCGCTACGCTTCCGATGAAATGATGGGTGTACTTATGAACGTCAAGGATAGAATACCATTGAACGCTTCGAATAAAGAATTACTCAATGGTGTCGATAGAGCACTTCTTGAAACTCCAAGACCCAAGAGCAGCTTCATGGCGCTCCGTGGTGTTCAACGTCCATATTCGTTAGTTCCTGGTCAGATAATTACATTCAATACGCCTAAGTCTGCATCATTTGATCTGAATAGTATCTTTACTGGATACGTAGGTGATGATGGATGTTGTGTCGATGAAATTTGGATCCCTGCAGGTTCTATGGTAGGTTACCATCCGTCAGAAGATCAAATTATCTTCCCTACAGGCGCGCGTTTCTACGTAATGACCATTAACAACCCTCGTACATATCACGTATATGGTAAGTATGAAGAGCATACAGTGGCATCTCTGGTGTACATTGGAATACAAGAACCTCCTATGGATAATGGAGTATTAGAGCAATATCCCTTAGTGGAGGGTCCAATTGTTAACAACGATTACGTAGTATCATTACGTGCGGGGAAATCATGGCCTTTCGAGCCTGTAAGTGTAGTTAACATTGATCGTGGAGGTCCTTCCACACTCGCACAACCAATTGCTACACAACCGATTGCTGTACCTGTTTCGCCGACACCTGTTGTCCCGCGTACTACGTCTCCGCAATTTTTATTACCTGAGGTAAATACTAGGCAACCACAACAGCCTACACAAACTTATCAAATGAATCCGGAAATAGTACGAGATGAGTTTCCTGTGGAGAATGTGGATAAAGTAAATCTCATTGAGCGTTTACTCAATGAAGAAGCAGAGCCAAACCGTACAACGAGACTGGACTCCATTATGGAAAGACTAAGACGGACGTATGGTACTGCAGTTTATACTAACGTTCAAGGCGGTTCAGCACGATCTATCGCCAATAACTTAGTGAACAACATCGCTGAGGTTATACCTAATCATCAGTACAAATTGCAAACGCCTGGATATAACACCGACGTAAAAGGCGAATCGAACCAAGCGGGATACCTTGGGCAAAACCCGGAACAAGTTCGGGGCGTTCGGTTAGAAAACCAATTTTCCGATGTTATTGATCCAATATTGTACGGAGATATAGTTGTACCCCGCGGAATAAATAGCTTATTCAATGGCTCTAGTTGGTTAGTTTCTCAGGGTCATAGCCCACTTCTTCATCATTATTTCAACTTACTGTTACAATGGGATCTATTACTAGTACGACATGAGCGTTTCTTCTTTCCAAGGCATCCTTTGGATATCGCTAATAACGTAGAGTTATTTTCAAGACTGGCGGTCTTAGATGGAAAAGAATTAGGGCTGTTATGTAGGCTGTTAGTACCTGAAGAATTATTCGCACTACATTCTAGGACGTATATGGGATACTTATTTACTTTGTTAACTGGTGGTATCGTGCCCAAAGAACAGGATCCTACATTAGACTGGGACATTTGGTCTAAATTTGCACCGTTATCAGTGAGTGACATCCATAAGATTTCAAGTCAATATGCGGCTGCTATCCCGGAATTTGGTTTACCGTTTGTCGCGTCCAACTCGTATACTATGATCTCAGATCCTCGATTCCAGCCGGCGTTGGATTGGGTTTCTAGATGCGTCAGTTATCAGGGTAACGCAACATATGCGTACCCGGGGTTCACTCGGGAAGAGGAGAAAACGACCGACAAGTACACCCCAGGAGAGCGTCAATTGTTGGATGAAATGGACGTAATCCCTGATCTGTACTCAGCATATGAACATTACCCTATTAGGCAGTTAAGCTTCCTCAGTGTTCCATATCTGATGTATAAATATCTAGGCTTGAACCGTCCTGAACTACCTGAGCATTTCGATAGATTACGGACTAACTTCAATCCAGAAGATGTAGCTAAGCTCCGAAGATACTCATTCATAGTTGGATGTCATAGCGACAAAGAGATGGTAACTAAATACATGCCGTTTTACTACGATGACGATGATTTATACCCACGCCTTTCCAAGTCACGATTTCATCGGAAAGAGTGGAACTTAGCTATTGTGGAAGCATACGCTACAGAACTGGGTGGATGGTTAATAGGTAAAGTCAAACGTTGTAACAATGACGATAATCTGGATATTATTATGGGTGAACCACGCAGACAAGCAAGAGACCATATTTTACCCCAAGACTTTGAGGATGATCCTACATTGGTTCTATCTGTTTTCATTTACGGTGGTAGAAGGAGATGTTTTCAGGTATCTGAGTTAGAGGCTAGCTTCCAACAGACCGAAAACGGCTTTGAATTTCTAGATCCGGATTATCGTGTGCCAAAGGCTGATAAATTGGATGAGCAAGTAGTATTCAACATTGATCCAGTATCATCAGAACCAATTCAGAAAGTATTCAAGATCGAGAATATGATATCGCTATACTCGTTCCTCAAAGAATATCTAAGAATAACATATATAGTGATAGACGAACGCAGAAAGGTAGCAATTAGGCGATTGTTTGACAAACTTTACGAAGGTCTTGGTGCTAATCTTCAAGTAAGCCGTGGTCTTAACGATGAAAAGGAATTAATTAA